TTCTTTGTTATAACGTGCAACTTCTTTAGTTAGCACGTTCATTGGGTAGACACGACCATTACGGTTTTTCATGTCTGCCTGCATAAAGATTCCACGAATCTTCATTTCTTTACCGCCGTCCTCTTTGGCTTCGGTAATATATTCTACATCTTGGATTTGTTCAGCTATTAGTTTCATATTAATACCCCGAACTTACTACTGGTGTTATAAACAGTGACGTTGCACCACGAAATCCAACACCAATATCAGTATGGATAACAACACCAGCATTTGCATTAATTCTTATTGAACCTGTGTCACCGTCATCAGCAGCATTTCTGATTGTAACTGCCTGCTTTGAACCGTTGTTAAACACATAATGTGCAGTTGCAGTTTTACCTTTAGTTGCCCCTGTGGCGAGTGCTTCTTCTGCTCCGATTATTTTCATGTTCGCTTCCCTAAATTGTTAGCATTTCGTTTTCAAAATAGTCCATAAGTGCCTTATGCGGAACTTTGAACTTCTTGGAAACACTATTTATTGTTTTGTCAAAAGTATTTAGGAAATCCGTGGGTTTCGCATCCATTTCCTTGAAAATTGCGTCAATAGCCTTCTTCATCGCTGGAGACAACTTCTTGTACTCCCTCGACTTTTTATGCTCGTCTTTCTCTGGTAGTTCTTGTTTGAACTGTGAAAGAGTTTTACTCACTATCTTCTTCTACCTTTGTATCTGAAATATGATGTGTCACAAAAGTTTGCGCCACGTCTTGTCGTTTTGTTTCTAATGCATCTCCAACCTTTGAAGCAAGTGCATTGTTAAAATGTGTTTCTGCCGCAAGGTTATCACCCGATGCAATAGAACTTACGAAGTCTTTTACATTGTCCATTATTTATCTCCCTTATTTGGATCGTTATGTGCAAACATGCCGTCATCATCTCCACCCATTTCACCACCTTCTTCATCTTTAAGTTGATTGTCGATTTCTTCAATCTCCTCATCTGACATTCTAAGAATTTGTTTCTTAACATATTCCTTAGAGAAGTAAGTGCCTACATAGGATTCAACCTGTCCAAGCATGTCTAGTCTGTCTCGAAGAATTTCTGCATTCTTCAGCTCAGTGAAATGTCCATCCTGTAGGAAGTCGAACTGTATATGTTCTTTTAATGTATCCCACTCTTCCATCGCAATCACACCCTTCAATATAAGTTGAGTGCGTATCATGTCTAAGAATAGAGTAGCAAACTTCTTACGAAGTCTCTGGACAAATTTTGTAAATTTAAGTTCATCTCTCGTAATGTTATCAGAACGACCCAGTTGAAATCCTGTTTCTTCTGCAAGTCGTGATACTGGTACGTTTAATGAACGGAATAGTTTTTTCTGGAAATAGGTAATGTCATCAATCTCACCAAGGTTTGAACCGCCTGGCAATGTTGTAATCTCTGTACCTCTACCACCTTCTCTACGAGGCAACCAGAAATCTTCTAACATAGACATATGGTTTCTGTCATCTCTGATTTCACCAGTTCGTGCATCATATACCATCTTGTTACGATAACGATTCATCACATCTTTCAGATATGATTCTGCTTTCATCTTTGGTAGATTACCAACGTCAATATAGAAAATACGTCTTTCAGGCGCACGAGATATACGATAGATAACTAACGAATCCTCAATCATACGCAACTGATTGACAGGTTTAATTGCTTTGTTTAAATAAGAAAGTACTGTACCTTTACCCATGTCGATAAGTCCAGATGGGCAATATGTAATAGAATCTGATGTGATTTTAACACCTTCAGATGTACCTACATTCTGTTCCCACCCCTTATCATTATAAAGGTAGAAGTCCTCAATCTTTTTGACCATTTCCATGCCATTAGATTTGTTAACTTCTTTTTGTGTTTCTCTCGCCTTTTTAATCTTACGAGGGTCGATGTAACGAACCTCTTTCATACCCTTGCGAGGTTGTTTTGGGTCAATGATTTTATGATAATAAAGTCTGCCATCAACATACCAACGTCTAAAGATGTCGTGTCCCTTTGCATTAAAATCTAATAAGTGAAGAATTGTGTGAAATTCCTCACGAATTTTAGTTTTAATTTTTGGGGATACGTCTAGTCTGTCTAGTTGTATTGATACAGATTGGTCACGTTCATCACTTACAATTGCTTCATTTACAATATCTTCAACTGCACTATCACATTCTGGTTGTTGTGCAATATCACGATATCTACGGATTAAGTCAATCTCATTACGATCTCTTCCGTCCATATCAAGGACAGAAGCGTAATGACCACCGCCTGATACAATATCAAGGGTGCCGTCATCAGAGACAGGAGAAGTGAAGCTGTCACTTCCCCCATCTTGATTCGCTCTTGTAATTCTGAAACCGAAAAGTTCCGCCATACTATAATTCTCCTAAGTTTTACCCTTCTATTTAGTCGGGTAAAAAAGAGGTTTTATACTGCGCTAGCGGAGAAACTTGTGTATCTCCATGTAACATCAAATGTTTCGATGTCACTCACAGTGTCATAGGACAGTTCAATCGGTGTCACCGCAGTCGGCCAACAGTTTTTAAGAACATAAGATTTAAGGATATTATCGTCCCTATCCAACTGTTCAACTCTTAACTGTGCAGTATAATCTGACACAGCGTTAAGTCCAACACCTGTTTCAAGGTCGTTAATACCAGTCATCCAACGCTCCATTGCGTTACGAACCATAAAGTCCGTATCGTTAATGAAAGTTGTAGTCCATGCTTCAACTGTTCTGTCGCCTGCCATGTAGAGTTGTCTACCTCTGAATTGAACTTCAATTTCAGTAATAGTTTGCCCTGGCAATGATGTTGCTTTCACGAGAAATGATGTACGATTGATATCCAACCCAGTAGTAATTGCTGGGGGAGTAGTCAAAATTACACGATATTGGTTCGCTCTTGCGCCACCACCTAAAAGGTTTGATTTAAAGTCGTCTATACTAGCCATGATTAACCTCCTACCTCACTAAACGCAACGCCAGTTCTTACGGCGATGAAGTTCAGTGTTATAAAGTTGATGGAACGAGCAGGTTTGATGTAAATGTCAGCGACAAATTCATTCCTGTCGATTACCTCACCAGTGTTGTTAGTTTCATCGGCAACCACTGAGAAATCAGTAATACCTCTTCTACCTTGAACATCACGAAGGAAAGGTTCAACCAAGTTCTTAAACTGTGCTTGAGTAAACGCATCGTTAAACTCAAAGAGTTGGAACTTAGCAGCAGTAGCAATTGCTTTTTCAAGAACAATGAACAATCTACGAACATTAATTCTATCAAATGCACTTGGTCTAGACAACGCAGTTTTATCACCGAAGAGAACCGTACCTTGGCCTGGGAATGTGCAAACAGGGTTTACACGAGCAGGATAAAGAATGTCTCTTTGTGCTTTAGTTGGGTTGAATGCAAGTTTAACTGCACCACGAATTTGTCCTCTGTTGTAACCAGCTGGTGAGAACCAAGGGTCAGCAACATTGTCTGTATTCGCAGCAAGTCCAGCGATATCACCGTTCAAAGGAACGTGACGATATACGTCTGAGTACTTGTCGTACATATACTTGTAACCACTATCAAACACTGCATAAGAAGAACTTGCGAGATTATCGAAGAACCCTTTTACATTAGTTGTTTGTGCAGCACCAGTAGTAACTCCAACAACATCTGCTCTACGAGGAGATATGAAACCAACTACGTCTTTTCTTGCTTCACACAAGTCCATAATCATAGTTGCGTGTGTTACACCGTCTGTACCAGCAGGACAAGTTCCTGCCATAACAAGGTTAACATCAACTGTTTCAGTATCAGCAAATAATTGATATGAAATATCTAATTCACCGATTGTTGGGTTATCATCTGTACCACCAGTTAGTAGTGTATTAAGTACACCAGCGTCACCAGCAGTAGATGCATATGCATTTCCAGAAGTAAGGTTTGTACCAGCGTTTGTTAGTGAACCATTGTGATCCATCCACCAAACATATCTAGAACCTACGTTGATTTTATTTGCATAAAAGTTTGTTCCACCTTGTGCGGTTTTAGCACCAGCAGCTTGTGATACAAATGCGAAGGTTTCAAGAACTGCAAGAGTTCTTTGTCCAGCAACATCTGAGTCAAAACCACTAATTGCATTAGTCACATCATGTACAACAACGTGCATTTCATCTGAAGAAGCGCCAACTCCTGCAGCCCATGTTGATGTGCCTGGGGCAGCATCGAATAGGTCATAGAACTTCCAACGTCTACGAATAAATGTATTGTCTGGAATGACTGCCTTTACACCATTACCATTTACATCGTCTAACAGTCTAACTGTTAAATCATTTGTTGCAATTGCAGTAATTTCATATTGATTACCTTCATCACCAGTAAGGTGAGCAAAAGCAGTTGCGTCTGATGATGCATCAGCTGATGAGAATGATATGATATCACCTACAGTGAATGCAGTACCATCGTCAACACCAATTACAGTTGAACCAGCAGCATCTTCACCAACTGTTTGGTTAGATGCACCGATATGTTGCTCGTATGCAGTTGCGTTTGAACAAACAGAAACACCTAGGGCGTTACCCCATGTGCCTGGATATTTTGACGCAAAGTCACCAACAGAACCACTTCCGTCAGCATAGTTATTTTCATAATCATTGTCGTTTTTGATCTTCAGTCCAGCACCGTTACCTGTAGCATTGACAGCAGCAGTATCTGCTCTGACAACACGAAGTCCGTTTGTGTACTGAAGAAAGTTTGCGGCAGTAAACCAGTTCTCAAAGTTATTTGAGTTGGGTTTACCAAAAGTCTCGACTAGTTCTTGCTCTGAACCGATTGGTATGATTTGTTCTACTGGGCCTTTTGAAAAACCAGCAGCAATCGCACCAATTGAAGTTGCAACAGCAGGAACAACATTAGTCAAGTCTATCTCTTTGACGAGAACGCCTGGGGATACTTGAAATGCCATCTTTTGTTTTCTCCTTTGTGGATTCAATAATTTAGTTTATCTCAATCTTACGAATATATTTATAAAAACTCATCTCTACACTTTTGGTTTTTATAGGTTTTCTAGCACATAAATAAAAACATGTCAGAACACTATCAAAAGTACAAAGAAACTATCAAGCTTGTTTCTCAGCGTAACTACAGGAAACGTATCATATGGGTAAATGAACACCTACAGGATAAGTACTGTCATTACTGTGGAGAATCAGAAAATGCATGCTTGCAGTTCCACCCACACGAATCAGAAATTCGTAAACGCACAAAACGAAAAGGACTTAATGAGGAGTCTAGACAGGAAGTCATAGATTTAATCAATCAGTCTGAAATTGTATGTGCTAATTGTTTCTTAAAATTAGAAAATGATCTAATTGATATTATGTAGGTATTTAATGTTTTCTACCAATCAGTATCAGCAGTTCTTACAACTGGATTCCAACGTGTACCGTACTCATCTATAGTAGCCTCATTATAAGGTTCATCTACACCATTGTCCATAAATCCGAATGGCGCCATGTCCTGTTCTAATTGATTCTGTTGTTCATTGAACATCCTTGCACGAATGTCATCGTCAGTTAACTCTTTAAAATATGTCTGTTCAATCAACCATCCAAACAATACACAACACATTACAAGGTCATCTGTGTGTCCTTCTTCTGCTTCATATGATTGTCCTTTAAGAATAAAGGTTGAAAACTCTGTAATTAAATCATAATCATTGATAATCATCTTATCTGTTTCAACAACTTGTTTAAGATTAGAGCAACCAAGTCTTTTAACAGCCTTTGTTGTTCTTACCCCAAGTTGTGCTTTTCCACCGCTAAACCCACCACCAACGACTTGACCCGCACGACCACGCATGCTTGCCATTATTAGGTTCTCATACTCTAAGTCAAATTGTAGTGCAGTAGCAACCTGTTCCCCTATATCATTTACCTCAATTAAGGTGTATGCCATATTGTATGCATTTGCAACGTCAAGTATAATGTTAGGAAATACCATTGGTTTTATATTGTTATCTCTATATTTTGCAACAATATTATATGGTACAGTGGATACATCGAATACAATAAATGCAGAGTAATCATTATTAGTACCCCTCGCTACGTCAGCAACAAGAACATAGGTTGAACCGTGTTTTGGTTTTTCGTACATATCCAAACCAGCATTAGATGTGATTGGATTAAGGAATGCCATCGATTTAATTTTAGTAGGATGGATAAGTGTGTTTGCAGAACCTAAGAACTCACACTCAAACTCTCGTTTGAACTGTTCCTCAGATGTGTTTGCAATGGTTTCTATTTTCCACTTTTCATCTCTGCCTGGCACTTGACTCCAGTGAACATCTATGATATTATAAGAGTTACGTTTATTCTCTGCATCCACCCATAACTTGTAGAATAGATTCATACCGTTAGGTGTTGATACAATAATAACCTTTGTAGATTTACCAGATGAGATTGTGGGATACACAGAACTAAAGAAGTCCTCTGCCACGTTTGTAGGAACGAATGCAAATTCGTCCAAGAATATCATGTTGTATGAACCACCACGAACAGCAGATGAAGATGTTGATGATGCAACCACCCTACTACCATTCTCTAAGTCTACTGAACCTTTGTTCCAAGAGACAACTCCTTGTTGTAACCACTTAGGAAGATTCTCATATGCGAGTTGCAGTCTGCCAAGAATGTCCCTTGCAGTCGCAGCTTTGTTCGCTAGAATGGCAACATTCATGTT